TCCTTTCCATCCTCCCACATTGCCCATTCAAAAACATCGGAAACATTTCTTCTATGTAAATCGAAGATTCTATTATCAAAACAACTATGTCGATCAAATTCTTTGTAGTCACTCATAATTTCTATCTCTTTAATCATTATATACAAATGTAGTGAATTGATTCAGTATATCAAAATTTAATATGTTAAATTATCCAATTCATTTCTAGTATTACACCAATTGATTGCATGATCACGATTATAGAATTCTAATTTATCACCCAATAGGTCACGGTATTGTAGTTCATTTACGATATCCGTTAAATAACACTTATGTTTATAGGATGCGTACCATTTATTACCTACTAACGTTGGATAGTATTCTGTCATCTTACTCATTTTTTTGGTAAATTTAATTCAGTTTCAGGACACCAATGTGTGGGGTAAAAATCAAATGTAGTACCACTTACTTCTTCATAATTCGCATATACAGATCCTCCTATCCATTTTCCATTTCCATTCGGTTCATATTTAATTTTCCCAGCCACAATCTTGGAATCATACCATAGTTCAATGCCACTGTAATCCACGTTTTCACCATCGGATACTAAATACCCGATTTGGTCATTTTTGGGTAATCCTACTTTTGAAATTTCTCTCCAGTTTATCATAATTATTTATTTAATTATTACGTAATATGTTTGGTTATCCCCAACTTTAACTTTTTGTTCCAATACTCGTTTGATTCCTTGAATTGAAAAAAACGTTCCCTTGAAAGTTATTTTGGTGATAGGGGTATATCCATTTGGATTCAAATCTTCTGTCTTGATTACCACTGCGTTATTAAAACTTTCTATGGTCTCTCTGATGTAATTTACGTTTTTCATAATTAATGTTGTTTTATTGAAACTATATTAACATTCCCTTGGGTAGTCCGGATTTAATACTTTCTAAATCCCTATCTGTGTTAACATCTATTGTTATTGTTATTCGTTTCATAAGTTCTATCCTTTTAGTTATAAGATTACCAAAGTACGAATTACATTTTACAATTCCTAATTTAATTTGTTAAAATTTAACAAGTATTCCAGCGTTTAAATATTCTGGAGATATAACCAACATGGGAGATATCATTCCTGTGTTTAGTGAGATTGATAAGTTTGCAGTGGGAATTATTCCCCATTCTCTCATGATTTCAGGTAGATATTCCTTTATAACACTTGGTTTAATATGTCTTGTAGTTGTCCTGTCAAAACTGACTTGGGAATCACCGAATAACTCACCACGAGGGAGATCTATAGTAATAGTCCTAGTGGTTGCAATAGATTCAACAAACAAAATCTTGTATCCAGAAACTAATCCCAAGTTCACGGATACATTAACAAATCGTGTTTTGAATCCAATTCCCTTTTGAGCTATTACTGAAACCTTATTATATGAATTTCTAATAATACCAAAATTAGTATCATAAAATATGTTGTTTTTTTTGGTTTTTCGATAAACCCCAACAACTCCAATGTTCCCACCTTCGGTTTTATGATATTCTAGGGATGGGGTTCTGTCGAAGTGATATGTCCTCATTGGCACATAGGCTAATAATTCAATTTGTGAATCATCACATGCACAATTAGATTGTGAATAAGTATTGAAGTTAAACAAACAAACAAAGGATAGTATAAATAATATAGTTTTCATAATTCTCTCTTAAAACTTATTACATAGTAAATATACGAATAAGACATGAGAATTCCTAATATAAAATGTTAAATTTTAACACTTATTATTATTTATTTATAATTTAATAATTTTGAATATTTGATGGTTAGTTTGTTAAAACACAATATATAAAATTGATATTAAAATTGCAAAGATGTGGAATACCAATATGGAAACCGCAATACTATCTTTTAAATGTGATTTAAAAATTGTACGTATATCATTATTGAAATCCATTGTTTCCGGTGTAGATTTGATTTCCCGAATGGACCAGATAATCGATATAATACTAATAATAGATAAAATAACGGATAGGGTAATCTGTAATGTACTCATAGTAAGGTTTATTATAAATATAAATTTAATAAATATATGTATAATAAATGGGATACATAAGGTTTTTATGGATTATTTAAGTTTTAATAGTAGTTCCCTCTTAACATTACCGTTACTTCGGTTAAAATGTGATGTATTATTCTTAATGTAATATGTATCTTCAATAATTTCATCAGGAAAACAATCTTTTAAATTTTGTGGAATATTTAGTATTAAATTTTTAAATTTTAACAAATTACCAATAAATTCCAATTTCCAATCCTCAAATGATTCATAATCGATATGATTTGAATATATTTCAGTTGTATAGTATGGAATGCTAGTAAATGTCATGTCACATTCTATTGATTTTCCAGATTTAATATATTCTTCTAATGTACAGTTATGTAATGTGATTCCACTGTATGATTTAGATAATTCAACGAGTTCACTATATGTTTCCTCATTGGGTTCTATTCCAATATATTTACCTAATGGGAATCGACTCTTAAATCCCACCATCCTGCCACCAAAACCAGCACAAGGATCAATTACTTTTGGAGTTTCAATACCTTTTAAAAAATTGTCATAAATAGTAGCAGCAAGTAATGGTTTAAAAAATGATACACAGTATTTATGCTGTGATATGTGGCTTATTATTTTTTTCAATGATAAATTATATGACCGACCATTAACTAAACATCCACTTCCAAAAAATAACATCTTACTTAAAATAATATCATCGTTAAAAGCTTCCAATGGAGTTTTTCCCATTTTTGAATACTTACTATTCCAATATGATTTAAATTTTGATTTTAGATAAGAATTTCCTATATGATAACACGTTCCTTTAAATTCCTTGTTTGATTCATCATAAGATTGTGTGAAATCGTAATTATCAATATATATTTGTACATCATTTAAGGTTTCATCTGCTTTTGGATATGGAAATTCAGGAGAAAATGTTCGAATAAACTTTTTAACCACCCACATATAATATTGAAGTTTTTCAACACCCTTTCGTTCTAAATATGATTCATAAAATGATTTCTCTATAATTATATCATCATAATTTAACGTAAAATCATATACATAATTATATTTTATTAAATCTTCTATCGATTGTAACATTGGAACATCAAATTCTCGAATACGAATTAAATCGTTCATAGTAGATTTCCGAAAATCCGAAATTCTGGAACTCATGTGCATAAATGTCAATGATTTTGAATTTGTCGGATGCCAGTACTCACCATCAATTTCAACATATTTATTATAATCCGGTAAATAGAAATCAATACAACCGTATTCAGTTTGTACTTGTTTTTTATAATTTATATCGTTTTCTTCTAAAAAATCTATAAATAATAATTCTGGAGCAGTATCCGATTTAGTTATATTTAGATTGTTTATTCTAATATCTGACATTAACTTTTTACTTTTATCTGAAAACGTATATCCTAATGTAGATTTGTTATGACCACTCTTATATTCACTATAGTGGTTATTACCACGTTCTTTTATAGTAACTTCCTCACCACATCCACATTTACACTTGGGAACTACACCATTTAATTCATAATTCACGATATACTCTCTTTTACTTATATTGTGGAATTTATTTATATGAAATGATAAATGACGCTCGGATGCAAACTTATCACCACATATTAAACAAGATTTTCCATCCTTGGATTTTGATCTTAAATTATAATCTAAATTCTTTGGCCGATATTCTCCAAATTTATTTACATACTCATCTATTGAAATTTTATGTGTATTAGTTATATGTGTGGCGAATCCATTTGTTTTAAATTTACCATCACATAGTTTACAAATTATATCTTTATATTTTCTTTTAGTATTCATTCATTTAGGTTTAATCCCACAATATACGATAATTAGTTAATATTTCCAAATTTATTATGTTAAATTTTAGGATTCACTAACAAATAAATATTTCATGGAATAACTAATTTCTTAGTATAGATATAATAATTACGGAAATGACATAAAAAAACCCCCAATTAAGGAGGTTTTTATTAAATATTTAAGATATTTGTTAAATACTAGATTTTATCTAAATCTTTTACATAAATCTTACCATAAAACTCTGGACGAACCATTTTCTTAGCGTATCTCGTCATAACTCCACGACGAGGTGTAAAGTTTGTAGGATCATAAACCAGTGGAGTCATGATTAACGGTACATACGGTGCATAAACAGCTCCACTTTCCAAGAAGTTAGAACCTTTGAATCCTAATAAGATTTCATTAGAAGTCATATAAGGGTTTTTGTACACGGTATATCTGTTTGACATAGAACCAACGGCGGTAACACCTGCGGCGAAACTCATTGCATCTTTATCAGCGTTTACAGTAAATCCAGGGATTGATTCCAAGATAGTACATACATCCGGAGATGCAACAATAAAGTTAGCACCACCTCTAAGTGTTAATTGGTGTATCTTGTTAGATACTTTGTTCAATTTAACACCAAGTGTCTGAAACCAAGTATTCTTTTGGTATGCAACACCTGCACCAGTACCAGATGACCAAAGTCCAGAAGTAGCTGAATATTCTTCACCGATTGTAGCCGACCAGTATTCAGTTGTTAAAGCATTTGTTTTTAACATATCAAGGATTTCCAAGTCAATTTCCAAAGAAATATATTCAGATAACATTGAAGTTAATTCAGCTTCAGCATCGATACTGTGATACGCGTTCAAATCTTGTGCAAGTTCAGGAGTCCAAACAGCCTTTAATTTACGTGTCTTAGCAACGATCGCCTCTGATTTAAGTTCCAAATCAACTTCTGGGATACCGATATCGGTAGCTGGTTCAGTTGGAGTTCTGTCCTCGAAATCACCTCTATTCTCGGCTGCGTTTGCAACTGAAAATTGAACTAACAAATCACCTGTATCAATACCCTCTGTATTAGCGAAGAATACGATATCGGTTGCAGTTGTGGTTGTATGAGCAGGATAGAACGCATCCGCTACAGCGAAAGCAGAAGATGATACGTAGAACGAACGTACTGCCTCTAAATCTGGATTTGAAATATCAGTTTTTGCGAATGATATTTTTGAAATATTTGAAGCTGCAACCGATGCGGATAATGAAGAATCGAACCCAACCTCTGCCCAAGAAGCAGTAGCGAATGTTAAATCTGCATTTGCTACGGTAGCACTTTGATCGTTTACGGTATAACCGTATCTACCATCACCATATAAACCATTTACCGCTGAATCGGTTGATCCAATTTTTGTACCTGTCCCACCGAATAAAGAAGTATTTTGAAATGATGGATTTCCCGGTTGGTTAGTACCATATTTGAAATCCAAGTAAAAGATAAGCCCGGATGGTAAGTTCATTGGTTGTACCGAAACGAATTCCTTCGCTGCAATTTCACCAAAAATTCTTCGTACCAACGGAAGGGCAACCCCACTCCATTCTTCCGAACCAGCGGCTGTACCTGTAGCGGTAGCCTCATCAAGCAATTGTTTTGCTTGGTTCTCTAACAATACAGAAATCTGTGATTGTTGTCTATTGTCTAAACCTTCTAGAAGTCCAGTTTTTTCCCATTTACTCTTTAATCCACGAGTTTCCTCTAGCATTACGGATTGTGGGTTCTTTCCTTCCATTAATTTAGATAAATTAAAATTTGCCATTTTTTTGTTTTTGTTTGATTAATTAATTACTTTTTTTGTCCAATGTTAGCCAAAGTCTTAAATCTTTCAGCGAAATCAGTTGATTCATTTATTATTTTTTTAGGAGCAGTTGATTTAACAACATTACTTGCGAAGTTTTCAGTAATCTTTCTTGATTTTTTCTTATGAGTACTAGTTCCGTACTTTAAAGATTCAGCAAGTGTTGCGAATACTAATTTTACTTCTCTTACATTTGAAGTTCTATCAAGTGTCTCAACTACTTTCATTTTTTGGTCGTTGGTCAACTCATAACTACGGAATAACTTGTTGCTGTAAAGAAGTTTAGCATTTAAAAGATTTACTTCATTAATAGTTCCTTGTAGGGATTTAATAACTTTGTAAGCTTCTTCTAATTCAGCATCTTTTTCTTCGTAATCGTATTCATCACCTTCTTCTTCTAATGTTTCTTCATCATCATCACCATATCCCATTTCACGTAAGATTTCATCAAGGTCGATATCATCATCTTCATCGAATTCATCATCAAGGTCGATATCATCATCTTCAATATCATCACTATGGAATTCGTCCTCATGATCTTTTGTTGATGCTTCAATTGCATCTTCTTCATCATCGGAAACTTCATCTTCGTCCTCCATATATTCTTCTTCATCATCACCCATTTCGGATTCCAATTCACGAATAATAGATTCCAAGTCCAATTCATCTTCATCTTCTTCTTCATCATCACCACCAAATTGTGATTCTGCATCGAATTCATCATCTGATTCATTGTAGATTGCTCCAGTCGGATCATCGATAACCCCGTCGGAATCATCATCCTCTTGTTCTTCTTCTGTGACAACGGATACGTTATCATCTTCTGTTCCCACCTTATCAGAAATCTTTCCTGTATTAGGATCTAAATCTGTGTGAGATTGTGTTGCATCACCGGATGGTTGTTTACCATCAGTTCCACTTTCTGTACCGTTCGAGCCTTTACCGATTGAAGATGATGAACCTGTTGGTGCATCTTCACTTCCGTATTCCTCGTTTACATCATATTCATCTTCTTCATCTTCTTCATCCATTTCTGTTTGAAGTTTTTGAGATAATATTGATTGTAATCTCGGTGTGAAAGCTTCTTCTAAGGCGATTTTGGCGTTAGCGATTGCAGTTTCTCTGACAGCTTTTGCATCAGCGATTGCACTTTTTAACAATTTTGAATTTGCCATTTGTTTTTTACTTTATTTGTTTGTTTTCTGAAATTATTGGGAATTTCAATAGGAAAGGTTTAAGTTGAAAGTTCGGTGATCCTACATAGAACGCGGATATTCATTAATCAACTAATCATTTCGGACTATATTGGATAGACCATATACTGATAAGTATATAAATGTATTTTAAAAATACAAAAAAGTGTTAAAATTCTTAAAAAAGATAGAATTTTATCAATTTTCACTAAATTTTATTTTATTTTGATATCGTATTTATTTTTTTTTACCGAACTTAGATACGATATTCTTAAAATACTTGTTTCCTGGATTTCCAACCAACGCGGTTACAAATCCCATTCTATCTTTCAATGTTCCTTTTGCTAAGAATGAAAATAACTTAAATTCATCAATTTTATTATCATCCAAAAATTTCTGTACTGCAGATTCTCTTGTTCCTGTGAATTGTGCAATGCCTTTGGATTCACTACCTTCTTTTTGTATATTTTTCATAATTATTTAGATATTAAGAATAATTCCTCTTCTGTTTCACCTTGATTAGATGTCTTTCTATTTGAACCGTAACCCTTTAATGCGTTTGTTAACCAAATTTGGTATTCTTTAAATCCCATTTTTTCTTCTAATGATGTTAATGCATCATAGAACTTGGTTTCATTACCTGTATTTAATTTATTTGCAAGTTTAGATGCACTATTAGTTCCACCTTCGTTCTCGTTTATGGATTCTTGAATTATTTTAGCACCCATTTTTTTAATCAACTGAGCCATTAACTTCCCGCCTTTATCATCTGACATGGTATGTGATCTACCACTCATACCATCAAATTTATCATGGTGTCGCATAAAAGTGATTACACCACCAACTAAATCTAAATAAAAATCACCGTAACCAGCATGTTTTAATCCGTTTCCTGGTAATTTACCTTTTGAAAAATTAACAAAATCACTATCTACGAATAACTTTCCATTTTTCTTCCAAACTTTTTTGGCATCTTCGTTTAATGATTCACCCAGTTGTTGATCACCGTTTTTTAATGCCTTTTTTTTGATTAAATCAAGTACTGGTTTATATTTAACCACATCCTTGGATAATTTTATATTTTTTTTGAATCCCTTTGGATTGTACCATTTTTTTTCATTACTACCCCCCCATTGATCCGATAACTGGAATCCCAAACTTGGGTGTTTGCTTACAATGTAACCTTCCGAGCCACCTGTTTTAGTTTTTAGTGAAACAAAATCACCTATTTTGAAATCTTTAAGATCTATTGATTCGAATAAAGATTTATCACCACTTATATCCTGTGAATCATAGTGTTGAGTTGTGGTTTTAGTTGAACGAGGCCCTTTGGGTTCTGTTTGTTTAACTTTCCATCCTCTATTAGTTGTACTAATTAATTCTATTGATATGTTCTTATCGTGTTTATGGGTTAGTTTAGTACCAACTTTTATTTCACGGGATTCGGCTAATACTTCATCAATTATCTCATCTAATATATTTTCATACCTAAAATCTTGGTTTTTCATGGAATCTGATGATTTAATAGATAACAATCCTTGTTTTGATTTAGGTATTTTTAATTGTGCAATTGCTTTTTTCTTTGCATCCCATAAATCCTTTCCTTCTATCTCATGTTGTTTGTTATTGTAGAATGCAATGAACTTGGTTTCGTTTATGGATTCGTTTGTATTATATAATGATTCCAACCACTTTACAGAATCTTTTGTTTTTGGTAGATTTGGGAATTCTCTATATACCGATTTTTGGAATATCTGAAATGTATTTGATTCTTTCGCAAGTAATTGTAATTCTCCCATTGCAGATTCCATTAGTTTGTTTTCTGTTAGTACACTATCACACGTGCCACATCCACATGAACACGGTGATTTTTTTGGTTTGTTCATTGATTCGTTCATTATACGTTTCTCGGCTTTGGCTGACATTCTTAATAAGGTATTTTGTATTTTTAATATTTGATCATGTTCTTGGTTATTTATCCAAGTTTCGGTTTTCACTCTACTTAATGCAAGGATTGCCTTTTCAAATGCAACTGCTGTTTGTCGTGATTCGGATTTACCTTCGTTCATACCTAATCTTGATTTTACCTCATCCTCCGTTAACTCACCAACTTTGTAGTACCTTGATAGGATATGCCCCATATCCTCATATAATCCATGTAATCTTTCATCTAATGATTTTGATTCGACTGCTACTTTATCGAAATCTTTACCAAGTTTTTCCAACTCTTTCATATTTCTTTTAACAGTATGTGCATCGAACCAATCATCTGCCTCATTAAGTGCAAGTTCTCTTGCAGCCTCGGTAATACCTCCCAAGGTTTCTGCAATCTTGGATATATCCGATTTTCTATCTATTTGTTCCTGATATTTGGAATATGTGGATACTATTTCCAAGAAGTGTCTTTTTACTTCATTGGAAAACTTACGTCCCACACGTGTATCATCGTTTGTCATTATTATTTCTTTAATTTACTAATTAGCGCCCTTTCGTACTTGTTTCCTGGTTTTCCTACCAATGCGGTAATGAAACTCATCCTATCTTTTATACTTCCCTTTATGAGGAATTGAAATAAATTATGATCATCTAAATCATTTCTTTCGATAAAATCATTCACGGCTTTACTTCTTGCACCTGTCACTTTTGATATTTCATCTGAATATAGTTTATCAATAGTGGGTCTTTCGTTTATTGATTCATGTATTTTATATCTTTCCTTTATCTTACTGTACTTTTTCTTGACATTCTCAATCGTCATAAAACTAGAAGGATGTATTTCTTTCTTACTTCGTTCCTTTCCGGTTAATTTGGTTTCATCTACTAGACATCCCTCTTTAGCTAATTTAAGTAGAGTTACAATTCGTTCGGTTTCACTTAAATTCACATGAGGTGCGTTCGTTATATAATCTGCAGTTGTCCAACCACTTCCCTCCTTTACACTTTGAATTAAATTGGATGTATTTCTTTCTGATATGGATTTTATTTTTCTATTGTTATCAGTTTCTTTAAGATAATTCTTAACAAATGCTGGTCCTCCACTAATACTTGGATGTGATCCATAATCCTTTACAACTTTTCCACTTTTATCAACGGTTTGCATTTTAAACTTATCTTGTTTTCCCCTCATACCTGATGTTTCCCTATCTACTACTTGAAATGTTGTACCATCCTTTAGTTTCTTGGAATAGTGTACTTTTCCTACGGTTTCACTTAAATTCACATGAGGTGAGGTTATATAATCTGCAGTCGTCCAACCAGAACCGTTCTTGATACCAGTCAATTTTCTCTCTGATAAATTTTTATTAGTATTTAATTTCGATAAACCACCCATGGTATCGTTTTGAAATTTATTCTTTCTCATTATTGTATTAACATTACGGTTATATTTATTCCTTTTCTTGATATTACTTTAAATTTTGAACCCTTATCCAATAATACTTCGAATTCATCATCATACATTTGTTTGGTTGATGTAGAACCAATATTTTGCATTGGTAATGCACTTGAACCCTTCGGAATTAATATTTTTATGTTTGCACCCTTACCTTTGGTCGCACTGAATTTTCCCTCTACGATTGATTTATTTATACTTGTGGACGAAAACCCGGTATCTTGGTATTCATCACCAGGTTTTAGATTATTAAAAAATTGTGCAACCTTTTCATCCCTTGATCCATCTACTCCACGATATGAAATAATATCTTCTGTTGTTTTTGTATTCTTAATACTAGATGATATTGTATCGGATATTTTTTTCAATTCTAAAACTTTTTTTTTGTTTTTATCTTTCCAACTTTGAGGTACTGTACCTCTTTCCAGTTTATTAATTGCATTATAATGCAAATCTCTATATTGATCAAGTGATTTCATTTGTGATTTGTCAAATTTTTGAATCTGTGAATCATATCTGCCGAACCAATTATTTGCCATACCCGCATTAAACCCGACTCCCTCCATATTTAACATTTTATCAAAATTATCAAATGATTTTGTATCTAATTTTGATGTTGTATCCGTGGTGGATGGTTTTGATGGTTTTGGTTCAGTTTTCTTGGGTTCATCAAAAATGTTTACTACTGGTTTTGTAGGTTCATCCGAATTTGTGGATTTTCCCCGAATATACTTACCATTATCATCTTTTGTAAAAACAATAGCATTAGAATCATTTTCAGTTCCTTTTACTTTATATTTTCCGTACCCAATGTGAGAATATTTATCATCATCGGATTCGTTAACTATAGCAAAAGCTCTGTGTTGGTTAGTTTGTATTTTTCCCAACTCGAATTTTTCTAATAATATTTTTTTTAAATTTATCACTGAATTATTATTTTGTTTTTGTATTGGTCGACAAATTGAATTTACCATCTTTAATTTCTACATCATAAGTTGTACGTCGTAAATCATTTTGTCCTGATTTTGAGATTGTAGTTCCTATTTCCCTCTTAATAGAACCTAGTTCTATTTTATTTTTTTCTAAATATTCTACTATATTGAATGCCATTATATTATTTTTTTAAATCTGAAAGATTATTTTCTACAATAAGTGATACCAATTTTCTTTTTGGTGTCCCATCAACACCGGAATTCTCTTCGAAAACACTATTTACAAAGTTACTTGTCTTGTCTACTTTACCTATCTCAAATTTATTTTGTGATATGTATTTTCTATAATCGAATTTTTTCTCTTTCATAATGTTTGTGTTATTATATTAATGGAGTTAATTCCATTATTATTTCTCGCATTAAATCTTGTGATTTACAGTAAATATCACACACTGGTATGATATTTTGTAGTTTTGATTCATTAACAGGACTCATGAACGCACCGTGAGTAGATGGATTTGATACAAAATCCCAACCTATAAGTTCAAAATCTTCACCAACTTTTACACCGCCTTCTCTTAATGGTGTAACAGAACCCATACCCCTAGATGATATACCTAATAGGATTCCCGCTCTTAAAAGTTCTTTAAGAATGTTCCCCGATGGAGTTGGTAATATCTCTACAGTTCCCATTAAATTATCACCCTCCCAATGTATTTCACGTATATTATGGGAAACGTTCCTTAAATTGATTACCGATGAATCAGGGTGGTCTAACTCACCCAATGCCCTTCGTTCCTTGATTAGAGTCTGATATTTGATAGCTTCCCGTTCAAGTATTTGTCTTGGATATACTCTTTCGTTCTGATTGGGTGCACCTGCACGTTGAAGGACACCACGGACTATTGTACGTCCATTTTCATCTTCGTTCAGTTTACCTTTAAAGAGGTTTGTTTCTATTAATAGATTTCTCATCGTGATTTTTTAATTATTTTTGAATTTCAATTCATCACTTTCCCATCTTGTGGATTGGGATGAAAATAAAGTGCTTCCAATTTGTTTACCTGTTAATTCAGAATACATAGAATATGATTCATTTGAATGTTTTATTACACCATCTATAACAGTTCCCTTTTTTAACGTTATACGAGAATCCTCATCAGCAAACCCATTCGACTTCCACCAACCTTTAGTATCTTTTTTTAACTTATAATTAGTAGCTACAACTTCACCTTTACTGTGTATAGTTTTATCTGTTCTCTCTATTATTAAATTTTTGAACTTTATCATATTATCCTCCCCATACTTTACGTTGTTTAAATAGTGTAAAAAATAATGCAGAAACTTCCTTACGTATTATTTTACGAATTTCACGTTCCGATAGTGGTTCATTATTTTCATTTATAACATGAGTCCTACCCCATTTTACATTGGTAATCTCTTCTTCTATTATTTCTTTTATTCTACTTAGTTTCATTGAATTTATTATATCAAAGTTACATGCTTCTCATCCCAAACTCCACCTGAACCTTTCATTACATATACCAATCCGTTATTTGATTTCAATATTTGTGATACAACGCCATTTTGTGGTTTTACGAATGTTGGGTAATTAATAACTACTTTACTTCCTACTGATATTTTTTCTTCGTTTAACTTTGATTTGGATTCGTTTGTTTTTTTACCATTACGTAAATCTGCTAAATCGTCCGCTTCAATATCACCGTCTCCATCAACGTCCAATTTACTTTGGTTACCAGTTAATGATTCAGTTTTACCATCCTTTTTCTTTTTATCTTCAATTGCCTTTTTAAGTGCTGGTGGTAGTTCACCTTCGGTTACAGATTCTTTTTTATTATGTACATTATATAAATCATCAATAGCATCCATTAACGCAAATTCATATTTTCTTACAGGTTGGTTTCCGTATTTACGTGTATCCATTCCCAATTCGTTTCCAATAAAATCCCATATACGGATTCCCTTTACGTCACCAGCTTTATCAAGTATAGAATCTAAATATTGTTTTACTTTACCAGCTTTGAATTCTTTTCCACCTAATATCTTGTAGATAGCTTTTCCGTGCTTGGAATCATTAAAGAAGTCATTACTTCGTCTTGTAGATTCATCTAATTTACTTACAGATTCCTTTTTTTCACCCTTACCGTTCCAAGATTTGTCGATTTTGTTAAAGAATGCCTTTTTTTCATCCTCACTCATTTCTGGAATAGATTTTCCTGTTTTTTCAAGACACTTTTTAAAAAATTCTTGATATTCGTTTTCCCTTATCATGGTTTCTTTAACCAGTTCCTTTAATCTCGATCGTGATATTTTCATTTTTCTAGTTCTTGAATTGTTCTAGCGATATTAATTAATCGCTCTTTTATTTTATAAATATGTTTGTTTGTCCGTTTCCAATATGAATCTGAATCCAGTTCGTTCATTTTACCAATTTTATTATACCACCGAATGAATGATTCAACTTCTCGTAACTTGTATTTCAATTCCTTTAATCCCATTGCTAGTTTCTCATTAGGATTAGTTTCATCATTTTTAAGTTCCAACCAACGATTAGTCCTTTTGATTGATTCCTTAACGGACATAACTCCAGATTTAAGAGTTATATTCGGTAATTTTTTGGCTACTGAAATAATATCATTTTTAGTGATTGATTTATCTCCTTTTTTCTGGACGAAATACATAAAACCATCAATGGATATTCTACCTTGTCCACTTTTTGCATCAACTATTGTTGTGTTAATTAATCGTTTTATAAACTCGTCTTTAGTCATGGATTCGTTTTTATGGTGATTGACAATATCCTCTAAGGTTTTATTATCCGATAATCCACCTGGAATTGAATCTTCATTATATCTTTTTGAATCCATTGCGTTGTTGTATAGATTCTTTGTAGTGTTACCAGCTCTTCCCAATTTTTTAACAACCGATACTGGTTTTCGATAATTTAACCACATATCTGATTTGCCATCGGTGAATATCCATGTTCCACCGTTTTGAAATACCTTGGTTTCTGGTTTAAGGATAAATCTAATTCCATTACTACCGATTAAACTCATTATACCATTGGTGTTGCGTAGGATATCCTTTTTTGGTGGTGCGTATTCGTATTCCTTTAATATGGATTCGTTTTTAGGAACACAATTAGGAACGTCCTTACCGTTCTTTTGCTTTGTACCAATTTGTTTGTAGTTTTTCCAACATGGATCACTTTCATCTAGAAGTTTAGGTACTTTACGATTATATTTTTTTAAAATAGGAGTAAGTAATTTTATGACAGCATCCCTATCTTCCTTCTGAAATTGAATATTGAACCACTTGGTATTACTACCCATACTTGAATATTCTCTATCATAAGAATATTCGATCATTATTATATCCGTAGTTTCGGTATAACTTTTACTGAATACGTTTTTTATACTAAGGAAGGATTTATCTTTAGTTAATTTTATTAAATTGGATATAGTTTTTTTAACCTCGGATGATTTGATTCCTTCATTTACAACTGTATACCCCGATTGTGTCGCCACATCTTTTATTTTCTTTTTTGATTGTTTTGAATCATCACCAAATGCATTGGGAGTCTGATATCCAGATATATCACCAGTCGCAGTTGATTCATCCAACTCATCCTCGATTTCAATTACGAGCTCACGGATATAAGATTTGAGATTTTCTAGTTTATCCGACATTTTTTATTTCTTTAATTAATTCGTATGATATCATCAATGCTGAGACCTGATTATCACTTATTTTTTTACCGATTCTTTGTTTCTTCAATACGTTAATTGTTTCCTTCAATTTTATCTTAGTAATCGTATCAGTAATATTGGTATATAATGTATGGAGCTCCGTTATGGAATTTTTCAGTTGGGTCGAATAATAATCACCGAACTTTGTAGTGTTCGTGACATTGTTAATATACTCACGCAATAAATCCTTTTGATCATCATTTAAGTTTGTATATTTTTTATTAAAAGATTCTACCAAGATTTTATAGGTAAGCATTCTAAGGTCTTTTTCTTGAGTCTTATATGTTTCTATTACCATATCTTTCTTATCGGATTTGGATTGTATTGGTTTAGTGGAAATATGTTCCACTATCGTATATTTGGAATTAAATGCATCCTTGATATCAATGGAATCACTTTTCCTTGCTTCGAATAACTTATGTATGGATGCAAGTACCCTATAATTAGTTATAGGGGAAGATAGGAAATTATCCAATTGAAAGTTTTCCTTAATGATCTTAACCAAGTTATACTTTTCACGGGATAGTTTCTTTTCATCTATTTTCATTCTAGCTTCAAGAACTACATCTATGAATTTTTCCGCCTTGTTCTCCGAATTATATTTTTCGTTCAATAGAAGATTGTACAATTTAAGCTCCTTGTTTAATTCAGTTCTACTCGCAAAGAATTCCCTTACTATTTCCCTAGCATTTTCCTTTGGGGAATTATTTAAAATTTCCAAAGTAATTTGTTTGGTCAATAATTCAAAAAGAATTCCAGTATTTTTGAATTTACTATTTCTTATCTTACTCATCTTTTATTATTCCTATTTTTCTATTAAATTTATAATTAATAGATTTTTAATTGATTTCACCATTCGTATATAACAATAAAACCTTGTTTTTGATTATATTCCGTAATTTAATACACACAAAAACTCCTATATAAATATAAAATTTACAAGTTAAAGTTAATTTTTAGTATCATCTATAATATTTCTATCATCCAACATATCAATTCTCTCATTTAAATATTTACGATTTGATGATATTCCATTTATATATCCCTTAATTTTTGATTCGGAAGTCCTACCGGACATGGCAGATTTCCTTTCTTTATCACCCAAAGGGTCTCGGCCGTATGGATGTTTATCCTTTCCGTATGTATTACCTTCCTTGGGTCTACCACCCTTATTCACAGTTAGTTCTTTTTTGATATTACTCAAAGATTCCTCTACATCGTTCGGTTCTGGTTGAACAGCGGGGTCGTTACCTTCATCCTGAATCGATGTATATCTGAATTTATCCTTTAAATCTTGTATTACATTTACTTTTTGCAAATCCCTTTCCTTATCAGTCATTTTGAATATATTTTCATATATCCAATCTTTAGATAACATATTAAGATCCTTTATATCTGAAGCTAATCTGATTTTCTCACTCCAAAGATTTACCTTTTCCTGTTCGTATATCGTAGATGGATTGATTAATTGTAATGAAAAGTTGGCCATTTCCGAATCCGTAATTCCATTGGAATATAAGTGAATTACCGCCATCTTGGTTAGTTCAGATATAACCATCCGTTGTATACGTTCAATCGTTCGTGCGAATCTAACATCTTCTGCTGCTAAAGTTGCTTTTCCAGAATTGTGTATTATTACACCAGCATTCGTAGCAAAATTATGATGCATTGATATTCGTAAATCAGCAGTATCCCTATTTTCTGTTAAAAATTCAACTCTATCTACTTTATGATTTAATATAGGATAGTTTCTAACAAAATTTTTATTTTTCAATGCTAGTGGCATGTTATTTTGTATAAATGATACTTTATCTATATTATGTCTATCAAAAATTCTATTAAGAGTATTTCTATCTATATTTAATTTATTCTCTAAATCTGAAAATGATGATGATTGACTAGCTACTTCATTAAGTTCAGACTTTGAGATTTTATCATATTTCGTATTATATTTAGGGTTGGTATTGCATTTTTTTGAACAATATATTTTAGATGATGAATTAGTTTTGTAAAATACATCATTACAAGTTGGACAATTCACATCAAGACCAGACCTATTTCCTTTATTAGACGGACCAAATTTTCGAACCCATTCACCTAAACGTTTACCTGATTTCAGACCACCTATTCTACCACCAACTATTGCTGATTTTATCCAATTAGGATCTGATATTCGTTTTAGGATATTTTTGGGAGAATTTAATGTTTTTTCAGTTAAATTAGAATGATACTCTCTATGCTCCCAAAATGACATGGACCCATCTAAATTATCAGGATTATTATTCCTTGAATTAAAATCCTTATGATGTATAACATTTTTATTTTTCTTTATATCATAATATTCAGATATTATATTATGAACTAATTTATAATCTTTGGTTTTTGGATTATATACAGTAGTATAATTATCTTTATATCCACCGTTATCTAGATACAATGGCATTAGTGACTGATTTGGTTTCAAATCCTTAGCTTCTATCCAATTATTATCACGAGTTAAGAAATTATGATCAGGAGTACAATCTATGTATTCGTTATTATCCAACCACACTCTTACCAATTCTGCATTTTCACGAGTCATTCCAGCCCATTCTATTTTACCTGGTGCTATGTTTTGATTAACATCAATTGAATATGTGTAATTTTGTATGCCGTTTTCAAAATCAACTATAAGTTCGGCTACTGTTTTTACAGTACCGTCTAGTAATGGAATTTTTGTCTCTGGTACTATACATACGTTTTCTTCATATCCCAAATACGCTCTTGGAACTTTCAATGCAGCAAATAATTTGTTCTTTAGGTAATCGATATCTTCGATTGCACTATAATCCAATCCTTGTAGGTTTTCTATCCTAGTACCACTATCCTTACCACGTACAGGAAGATAAAAATCCTCTGTTAGGTTTTGCATATTGTATTTTAAGTTATAATCACCATCACTCTTGTTGAGGAATGGTACTTTTTTCATCTTGTTGATGATACGTTGCATGTAGTTGTCCACTTCGTTCGGTGCTATATTACCGATATCAATGGAAAATATTCTTTTCTCCGGCGCCCTCATGATACGGTGGATTAACATTGCATCTTCCATTAATGAAAGTTGCTTCCATAACCGTCTACCATTCTCTATCATTGATTTACCATATGGCAACCAATTTGTATCCGATAACAATCTGAAATGAGCCATTTCATAATTATCATAGGTGCCTTTCATATCAGGATCCAATTCCACCTTAAAATTAACAGATTTTGGATTAGTCGGGTCGATTCGTTCGTTTCTCTCAACATTATATACCGATTGAGGTGTTACGTTGATTATACCCTGATTCTCTACAATTTCCATGGATAAAAATAAATCCCCATACTTACACAGGTTACGAACCCATGGCCATAAGTTGAATTCAATGTTAAGAATATCATAAAAAAGGTTATCCAATAAAACCTGTACCTTATCATTATCCGATTGAATGACTAACACATCACCAGCTTCATTTTTTAATGTTGAATTATGTGTATATAGTTTAGAACCATCATTTGATTCCAATGCGTATATATGATTATCACCTGCATTGACTACATCATATGTATCTTCTATACCAATTTTTTTGATTGATATTACTTTATGATTATTTGAAGTTGCAAATTCATTTATAATATTATATCCTAATATACTTTCACCTATAGTTAAATCATCAGTAAATATTTGATTTCCATTAAAATCAATCCATATATGATTACTTGTACATTTTATCTTAGTACCATCATCGAATGTTATTTCATACAGTTGTTTTTTGCCATTATATGCAATTTTATCTGCCTTAACGGGTTTGAATGTATTATCATTATCCAACCCATATAACCAAATATCAGTTGTATTTTCATCATACAATTCTTTAATAGTTTTCTTTGTCCCGTCTAATAATGGAATTAAAGTATCTCCCGACAAACATTCATCTGCATATATGTCCAACGCGGAGGATATGATGGGGTCATTATCCATTGCATCAAAATCCCGGAAAACTTCCCTACGGACTTGTTGATATGCCATAGATTGTTCCGCACCTGATTGTTGGTAGAAACTTTTTTGAAGTTTGGTGTACCTATCCCGTAACCCAGATATATTAGTCTGTTGTTTTTCATCGTGGTCAATTACTTTCCTTTTACCGTCAGCATCAATTGTGATGATTGCCTTGGAAGAAAATAATTTCTTTAATCTACCATAAAATGTTGTATCTACCATTAATTATTTTTTACCTTTATTGTATATAAATATAGATTTATACAATTAACCTTTTTTATTTGGGTGGCCGCCTAGCAACCATTTTAAATCTTCATCCTTACCACCTACTTTCATTGTCCATGGGTCATCTTCTTGACCAGTACCACTAAAGAACCCTATTGGTTCGTTCTGTTGGGTTATTCCACCTAATGCTCGTTTAGTTAAATCAACACCTTCCTGTCTTAATCTCAATGCGGTATCGCGTACCCACAATCCAATGGACATTGCCATGACCAAATCATCATTGTACCCCCTCATTGCTTCCGCCTTACTACCGTTCCATATGAATACCATCAATTGTTCTATTAATCGAGTCGAACGTATCGTAATGGATTGTTCTTTGAAATACATATCCAATTTGGAGATGATAAGCGGTCTAGTTCGGGAAGTTGTCGAAAAGCCCGCGACCATATTACGTTCTTCTGCATAATATCGGTTGGTCATCTGTCTTTCCGTATCAACATATTTTAAATCCTTACTCATATAGAAAAGATTTCCATAATTTCTATCTATTACTTGTTGTATCACTGCCCAACCTACATTTGCGTTCTCTATTACAAGTAAGGCCTCGTTATATTCGGTTGAAAGTGATACCAGGAAATTACCAAAATCCCGTGTACCAAGTTTACCCACATATTCGGCGACTTGTACCGCGTTTTCAACATCTATTACATGACACGCCGAATAATCAGTCGAATCACCTCTGGCGACATCTGCTATAACCATATATGATTTATTGTAATCGGGATATTCCCACTTCCATAGGTTTCCATCTATACCTGTTTTTTCCAATGGGGGCTGACAATGTGTTTCTTTGTAAAACTGTAATATCTCTGCATCGATTACTTGATTACCGGATGATATAAAGTCACAATTATGAGAAACAATACCATCCACATTAAATATATTACCATTACCAACTTCTACAATATCATATAATTGTATATTTCTATTTAAGTAGATTATATTAAGTATGGATACTGATTCATTGGATTCACTATCTATTTCATCACCTATTTGTAATTTATCAGCTGATATTTCTATTTCATTAGATATAAATTTATGTGTTAATGAACATTTTAATACTTTTCCATTGGATAGCCAGATTTTATAATGTGATTCCTTTTTAAGCTTACGAACACCACCGAATGATTGATACCCACTTGGTGTTTTTATTTTATATCTGGTATTAGTTCGTAATGTATATTTTTGCATTATATTTGAATACGTATAAACTTACATTTAAGTAAATTTTCTATTTCTAATTGACGTTCTATATCTTTTTTTCGTCTGATTCATATTTCTTACATTCACATTCTTGTATAGATATTATTTATTCCAAAATATCATATAAATCACTTAAAGTAATCCATCGCTCTTCACCCGTAAATTCATCAAATACCATTACAGTAGATTCCCCCCACAAACAATCGCATTCCTGCGCCGCTCCCTTTTTACCTATAATAGCATCTTGTTTATCCCTCCACCTTTGATCTCTTTCAGGGTGTACGCTCCAATGTAGTTTTATTGGATTGAATTCGTTATCCTCTGGGTTTTCCTCGGCTCTTACCCAAGTTTTGTGAAAAAAGTTACCCACACCGTTCGGGGTAGATAATATAATAGCATCACCACCCGTTGATAGGGTAGATTGTGATGAAATCCAAATATCCTCTATATTTTGGATAAATGCAGCTTCATCGAACACCAATAGGGATAGTGCCTCGGAACGTCCTGCATCGCCACCGGATGATGTAGCCTTTATCATAGAACCATTTGTGTATCTAAGTGAAAGTTTATTATCCTCGGCCGATTCTATCTTCAACCAACTAGGTAGATAGTCGTTCATTACCCTTACCTTGGTTACCAGATTTTTTGCAACCTCTTGTTTTGTTGCAATTACCATTACCATAAAATCCTCGTTGAAAATCATTTTCCATAACGAATAACCAGCAACTAATGTGGATATACCCGTCTGTCTTGATTTTAATACAATATTATAACGGTTTTTTGTAAAATCCGTCAAAGTATCCTCTTGGAACGGAAATAAGTGAAACGGTATCTTTCCGCGGACTGGATGTTGAATCATACAATACTTTTTCATAAAATGTATTGGATCCTGCGAGCACTTTATATATTCCATACGGATTATATCCTTTAAACTCTGCTTTACCATTTTACTTTTTTTTGAATGTTAGCTTCCAATACGCCCCGACACCTATATATGGGGTGATTTGTTCCGAACCGAAATCGTTGAATGCACCAACATCTAATCTGAATACCTTATCGTTTTTAGGTTTTACTAAAATACCCACGGAAGCACCGTTCAATCCGAATTCTTTAGTACCGAACTGTACACCTCCGCCCATGAACACTTTTAATTTTTCTGGTTCCTTTACGGTGATTATTTCCGTAATTGTTTTGTTCTTTATATCGAATTTTGAAGTACGTGATACAATTCGGTTTTGTGTTATCGTATCCTTTATGGTAGCGATACTACCCATACCATCAATATTTTCTATTACATCTTCATAATAATACTTCTGATAATAATCTTTTAGAATTGCGAGTGTGTCGACATTGATGGGTATCTCAACTATTTCCTTGATTATTTTTGGAGGTGATGGTATATACTCTATTTTGGTAATCGTGGTATCCGAATATATGGTATCGCGTTGTTTACTCAATAATTCATATTTACTTCCACCGATTTTTATATATTCCGTTAAGTCGGTCGGATTAGGTCGCGTTACCCAAATAAAAATTCCGATACCGATCAATATTAATATTAAAATGTTTTTTATTTTAGACATACTGTTCCAGATTTCCATCCTTTAACTCTTGGAATGATTTCATTCTCATTTCTTCAAGTTGCTGTATCTCCCTTGTTCCGGTTTCGATAACCAACATCATGTCGGCCTTCATTTCATCCACATTCTGTGGATTTTCCCATTGATCATAACTACCATCATCATTCAGATACTCATATACTTGTTTTGCATCATCATGGGCCTCTTTCATCTGTTCCAAACGAATTTTTCCATCGATTAACATACGAGTCCATATTTTATAGTTCTGATATGGTTCCCAGAATCCCTTTGCTCTTATTTCGGTTTCTATTACCGATAGACAATCCAAGCAATAACCAGATTTTTTTATTAATTTAGCATCTACTCGTTTTAGTTTTACCGTCTGACAATTTGTGTTTTTGCAATTATGTGTTTCACGTAAATAATTTCTTATTTCTTCATACACTTCGGAATTTTTACCAGTTTTCATAACGAAACCTTTGTGTTGCTCGTATTTATGGTGTTCATCTTCCCATTTATCACCAATTTCACGCTTTTCTATAGATTCCCTTGTCCAACCTGTCTTGGTATCCGCTTCATATTCACCACCCGTCTGTACCATATTGACTAGTTTTCTACGTGTTGGATGCATGAAGCTCTTGTTAAATTCTTTTTTTGCCATATTTCGTATTATTTATAACATGATTTCATATATAAATATATAAACTAAAAATTAATAGAAAATTATTGAATTTCGGATAATCTCTTATAGTATGTAGGATATGAAACATTCAATTTAGCTATAATTTCCTTTACCTTAAATCCTTCTGATTTTAATCTCACTATTTCTTTTCGTTGTTCTTCGTGTTTTCTATCCCAATAGTTTTTTCTTCCCTTTAGTGCCTTTTCCATAAGATTATCCCAATCTAATTTAGCCATTGCTTTTTTTGTTCCTTCGGACACGTTCTTTTTAACTTTTTCTGAATTTATCTTACCGTATCGTTCTTCATATGTTATACCGATTTGTGCATCCGATATTTTTTTCTTCGTTTCTTCTGTATGTTGGTAATCTGAATTATTTAGTGCATCTGCTCCCATTCTAGCTATTCTTATTTTTTCTTCGGCCGTTCTATTTTTAGAAATTTCACCTAATTTTATACCCAATTGTTTAGAAACTTCTTGCATTACTAAAAGTCCTTCTGGTGTGTATATATCTTCCCATTTTTTTCCTTTCTTTTTACGATTAGCTTTTACAGCTTCTTCATTATATCCACCAGTTCCGCCATCTACCATATTATACCCATTATTTTTTGAGTCATATTCGTTTATCCAATGAATTTCTTTTTTATTTAATTCTTTTTTGGATTTAGCAGTATCTATAACTTCCCATAGGAAATTATCTTCACCATAGGAACGAAGTGTATTGTAAAAATGAGTTTTACCCGTTTCAATGGATTTTATATGTTGTTGTTTTCTATCCTCTAAACTTTTTATGGTTTGTCCAATATAAACATTTCCACTTATCTTATTTGTAACTTTATATACTATCATACCTATAAGTATAATAAAATAATGTTTTTGTATAAATTTACGGGGTGGTTTAGTAAAAAATACCTAACAACTGGTTAAGGGCCGCGAAGCTTCCAGTTAGTTTCAGTGTGTAAATTTCATCATTTGCAGTATATCTAAATACAATTCCTTCATTAGGTACTATTTTATCAACACCACCAATGGCATTCAACCTTTTAAGTTCCAGTTCCAACTTGGCAATTTGTTTTTCACTACCACCCGACCTTACATCCTTAATTGTTTTATCCAGTCTCTTTTTAATATTCCTTACCGCCGTATCGGGATTGACCGCAAGGACAGATGAAGTAAATTCAAGTACATCTGCACCGATACCTAAGAATATATTTTCAAATTTCATTAAATTATCCTTTGATATTTTAGCATGGTTATCATTTTCATGTGATTTTGCCCATTTCAACGTGGTATCATCACTAATGTTCTTATTATCCAACCTATATGATTTATCAAAGAACGCCCATCTTTTAGTTAATCCCTGTAATGTATTTTTATCCAATTTGGTTGGGGAATTCTTCGTAATCCAATTTTCCCACCAGGACTGATGATATTCAGCGACACCATCACTATCCTTTAATTTAAATTCACTCTGTAGTTTTGATATTTGTGAAATATATTGAGGTTTAAGTGATGATAACTTTTGTGATTTTGGTAATTCAATTACAGGTGGTCCCTGAATTGTATATTTCTTCTGTACTTGTTGGTTTACTTGTTTTATCATACCGGCTAGTATTCTACCTGCATCCTGGTTCTCACCGATTGCAACTCCATCTATATTATACTGCATAGTTCCATGGAATACCAATAAAGCTTGGTCGTATGGTATTACGTTTACCGAAGTTGGATATATTACCTCCAAATTCATGAACGAACCACCTTCTTGGAATACCTTATCCTTTTGTTTATCGGATAGTGATTTTATTGCATTGGATAAATCCGACATTGCAAAGTTGTATGCCTTTTCCAATTCACCCCTACCCTTGAACTTATCGGATATACCGTTAATGTCAAGTGCGTTTTCACCTTTGTTCTTCAAGTGTCCCTTATTACGAGCTGCTATTAATTTACCATTTTTCCACGATATTGCAAGTGCTTGACCATCTGTATTATGAACTAATATATCATTTGCATAGTAGCATGAAAAATCATCAACCGTTAAATCATATCTGGTTTGTGATTTTTTTATAGCTTTTATTGATTTAATTTTCATATCTAATTCTTATAAATTTACATTCAAGTTTATTTTCTATTTTTTCTTGACGTATAATATCTTTTTTTCTTAATTTACCACTGTTTGTAAAATGATGTGGTTCATCAATTTCTAATGCCACATTTTTATCGACATCATATCCATCTAACTAATATCCCAATCCTTCTACATAATATTCACCACCATTTTCTGCATGTTGGAAATTATATCCATTTTCTTTACCGTACTGTTCTATAATTGGTATTGATTTTATATTATAATTCGGAAATAATTTTTTAAATGCACCTGATTTTCTTATTTTTTCTTTAACAATTTCATTTTTCCAAACATTATCAACTCCATATTTTTTTAATACAGTAGTATTTTTTTTTTCAAACGGTATTGTTCCACGTGATAATGGATTAATTGCTCCATAACGTACTATATTTGTGTTTTCAATTCGTTCTTTATATTTTTCAGTATAATGTGATTGCTTAATACTTCTAACTGATATATTCAATTTCCGTAATTGTTTATTTATAATTGTAGAAGATTTCCATCCATTTTCATTTGCTATCTGCAAGGCCGATTTTTCTTTATTAACATATTCTTCATATAAATATTCATATGTAAATGTAATATCTTTCCATTTTTTAAATTCAACACAGTTTGTAATATGACCAATCATACTCAACTTACCCTTGATTTTTATTTCATTACCACAATATTTACAAGTTTCCATATTTATATATCTTTATTATAATATATGAGTTGAGAAAAAACCGATGGTGGTTATTTATTAATTTTTAATTCCATATCTTCTGTTAAATCTTGTGCTTGAACATATCCAATATTTTCTACATAAATTCTATGATTTGGAGTTACTTGAATTATCTGCCCATTTTCTAATTCGATTTCTAACCATTCATCAGTATCACCATTATTCATCTTTGCAATAACATCCTTATAAGTACTAACACCAGTTTGATCATCATATGCAAGAACTTTATCAAATACGTTACCATCGACGAATTCACGTAATGTCATTTCACCATGATTTTCTGTCTGTATCATTGCATCACCATATACACACTTTTCACGGGTAAGTTCAAGTTCACCATCAAGTGCCTTGTTTGCTATATCTTTCAATTGGCCGAACGTTAAGTTGATACTTGTATCGAACGGATGGTTCATATGCCCGTAGCTTCCACCACATTGTAATAATATTCTATTATCAAATGGATTTAATGAATCCAATGTATCATATATGAGTTCATTTAATGTTATTGATGAAGTAGCTCCTTTACTTTCATTTAATCTACCACCGATAATACACAAATTTTTATAATGTGATACTACACTTATAGGTAATCCCATTTTATATGAATCCTTTATAGATAATTTATGATCTAAATGGAACTCTCTACTTCTTTTTTTAGCATTTGGTATTTCGCTAAAATACTTTTGGTAATTTTCGTTGGTTTTTCGTCTTACTAATTCAGTATATAACTTAAATTCATCTTTATCCTCTGGTCGTGTCCAACCTAGTTTTTCATATAAAGAATCTACTAATTTTTTATTACCAAATCCGTATTTTTTACCGATTTTCCCTCTTTGTTTTCTAAGCTCTGGGTTATTTTCATATGATTTTTTTACTCCATCACTTATTTTTTTTCTAAATTCTGAATTCTTATTTAATTTTCTTAAATCTTCTCGTATGTTTCCTATGTTTTTACCAGTCATCACTTCACTCATTTTTTCTTTGTGAGTATCACTAGACATTATTTTTTTGTGTTTATCTATAACACTTTTGTTTTTCATTGGATTTTTATCCCCAAATGATTTGGATGACTCACTTACCAATAATGAATTTGGATATTTTTGTTTATATTCATCCATCGTCATATTATGTGAATACTTTAAGTGTCTATATTGGATTTGTTTAAATTTACCGTTACATTCATTGCACACAACAAAATCACCGCCCTCTGTAATTGGGTTTTTTATTCCAAAGTGTTTCTGTAGGAACAAATCCATATCCTCTACTATTTTGTCTACTGAATCGGTTTGGGGTGATTCGAACACAAACGCAGGAACACTAACTTTAAAATCATTCTTCCTCATTACAGTTTTTGCAATTACTTTATTGGATTGCTTAATAAATGGTATATTTATTTTAGTTTTTTTATCCTTTATTACAATATCATTATATTTTGACAAAAATGCTATAAAGTTCTTTTTGTGCTTTGATAATCTCTTAAAGAACCCAGTAAGTTCCCCAACCGTTATTTCTTTGCCGTTTCTAGGATCGTTCAACCTATCAAAAAAATGTTTTGTAAATTCAATATCCTCCGGTGATAGTTTTGAATCAGCATATCTCTCAATAGTGTCCAAATCTGATTTTGCCATTTCATTCGTTAGTTTCATACTTTCCTTACTTCTGAAATCTCTATTACTACCGCTGTTCGGTTTAAATCCAAATGATTTATATAATTTTACCAATCTACCCCTATTACCCCCAAAGTCGGTGGATGGTGTTAAGAATATATCCTTTTTGTTCTGTTTTGCGTATGATATTATATCGGACATTACCTTTGAACCAATTCCCTGTCCTCTTTTATCCTTTGGAACAATTATTCTACTTAGTTCTAAGTAATCAGGGTACTCATAGATATCAAGTTGTACTCCGTATTTTTTTGATAATTCCTTTGTATTTACTCCCTCATTTACTCCCTCATTTACTCCCTCATTTAAGAATTTTTTGGTCTCCAAATCGTTTATCCACTTACCAATATCAGCTCCCTTTACATCACTTGGCACTTCGTTTCCCTTTACCGATAGGTTAAACTTTACAAATTTCTTTAAATCTTTACTTATTAATTTACCATAACGTAGTATCTGTGAATCACTTAATCCTGAATTGTTGTGTTTCTTTTTAAATTGTGATACTTCCGATGGATTAAAGTTTTGTAATGATGATAGGAATACAATTTGTTTTATTTCATCCGAAGTATAATTAAGTTTATTTAAATTCTTATTAAGTGAATCTATTGTATTCTTTCGTAATATCCACGATAACAACACTATATAATCACTCTCATCGATGTAGGGCTTACTAACGGTCAAAGTAGGTAATATTAGTTTAGTAAACCCAATTTTATCCAACATAGTTAGATAATCTTTAGTGGATTTTGCACTTTTTAACGATTTAGTAAATTCATCACGGATTCTTTCAGAACTTATAGTCTTTAGTAGATGTGAATTATTCTTTAATATAATTAAATTTTCCTTATCAGTAGTTCCCATATTTTATTTTTTACTTCATTGAAATTATTATTAATATCATGTTCCCAAATTCTAATAAATGATATATGCCTTTCATTTAATAGTAAATTTTTCCTATTATCCCTGGATTTATTTGATATTTGAGTTTCATCTAATTTAATATCATTATATAATATGGGATTTGCATGCCAGTAATCACCATCACATTCAATTACCAACTTATATAGTGGTAAATAAAAATCAACATAAAATCTACCTATTTTTTTATTATACTCATATAATATATTATTATCAATCAAAAAATTTTCCATTTTAACTTCAATGGATGTTTTAATATTATGATGTATTCTAGCTTTATTTAATAAATCGATTCTTTTATTTTTTTCATCTATATTAATATTTTTCCAAAAATTAACCTGACCGTTACTTATCATATCAGAAATCAATTTAGCTTTTTGTGTACCAAACAATTCTATATTTGTTTTATTTTTATTAAATGGAATTACACCAAACATAGGATTATTTTCACCAGATATATCAGGTAGATTTCCTAATTTTGATTGTATTAGTCTTGACTTTGATATTTTTTTAGAATTTTCATTTAAAATATCACATGATTCCTTGGTTCTACCCAAACTCCAACCAACCTTACCATACATACCATTTCCAGTTCCAGTATTAATTCTACTCTTTATATCACTGGTCTGTTTTTTTGTATGTTGTAATTTCAATTTTTTTATTTTTAAATGTACTGCCGTTTTAGTCCTGCAATACGATTTAATATATATGGGATATAATTCACTCAATCCCATTCCATCTACTATATATAAATCACTTAAAAATTTAATTTCCGTAGCAGACCATTTCTTTCGTGTTGGTTTCATATATTATATTGAGTGTAAAAATCTTAAAAATCTTAACATTCGTAGTGGATCTTCTTCGAATCTTTCGGATGCCTTACCTACGGTTCTAATTCTATTATTCTTTAAATCCGCTATACCACCGACCAAATCGACTATCTCACTTCTATCCATATCGTAGAATAAAGCGTTTATGGTCAAATCCCTACGTTTCACATCACCTTCTATATCGGTGTAATCAACTGCATCTGGTCTACGGCCTTTACCAACATCACGCCTGAACGTAGCGACCTCATGTCCCCCCACTATTACTACACCGAAAGCCTTACCGACTTCCGCCGTGGAAAATCCTGCATTTTTAGCGATTTCCAATGATTCATCTGGTTTTGCATCCGTAGCTAAATCGAAATCCTTTATAGAAACACCTAATATTGCATCTCTGACTGCTCCACCGACAATATAAAGTTTTTTGCCGCTTTTTTTGAATGCTGCATGAATTTTTTTTATATCGGATGGTATTGTTAATTTTAATTTATTCTTTGCTTCATTTATTTCTAACACCTTATTTTTTTTAAGTTTGTTTTTCCTACGTATAAGTTGATTTATTTTAGAATAAATATCTGCTATTTTTCTATCTAATTTTTTTTCTTCAATACCCTTTGGTTCTGAAATATCCATTTTTGAATATAATCTTTTTTTTATGGATATCAATGGTAGAACTTCCTTATGTAATTTTTCACGTTCCTTATCTATTTTATCTACCATGTCCAAAGATTCATTTACTGTTTTGTAACTTACATCATCAAATTGATGTGTTACCTTTAATAGTTCCCTTATGGATAAATTTACCATTATGGTTGGTATTGATTCCTTTTCGTTCATTGAATATAATGCAAGAACTCTGTGGTGACCATCGAGTATATAGTTATCCTTTGATATTATAATGGGTTTGGATAAATTTGATTTACTTACCGTTGATAATTTATCTACCTTGTCCAGATTGATATCCCTTTGGGTCAGTTTTAATTTGTAAATCGGATATTTTCCACTTTGGTACTTGATTCCACTTTGTGTAAGGTACTCTAAGTACTTATCCACATCATCTGATTCGATTTGTGGCATATCTTTACGAAGTATACCTAAATTCTGAAAGGTATCGACTATTGCCTCATATATGTTCGTCCTTGGTTTTCCCAATAATCCATTTTTCTTTATATAAGGTGAATCCAAATTATATTGTTCAGTTTGTGAATCCCACCCACAATTATGACAAGTATAGTTTTCCTGATCCTCGACTTCAAGTGGCCATGAGTGTCCACATTTTCTACACCTCATTTCAGTACCAGCAATTTCATTCATATCTGTTTCAAATTCTACAATAGTATCAAATATATTAGTACCTTTTTTTCCATATCTGAAAGTGAATACCTTTTTTCCATTTATAGTAGGTACACCATGTTCATCTTTACCGATATTTTTAACAACCACTTTTTTGTTCTTGAATTTTCCCATTAACAAAGTATCTCCAATTTCTATTGGCAGGGTTATAGATTCATCTATATTAATATTTGGAGTTTTCAAGTTTTTGAACTTTAAATCACCTTTAGCATCATCACCTGCCAATTTGGATATTTTTTTCTGTGTATCACGTTCAACTTGGGTATATATTATTGAGTATCCGGTTAAAGTCGCCTTTCTAGTCATATGTTTATACCACTTTGCATACGCACCATTTGAATAAATATCTATTTGGTTGTTAGGTGTATTCGCTCCCATCACACCTGCTGGATAATATGATACCGAGTTTGTGGGCCCGTTAGGATACGTTGGGTGCTCGTAATAATCCTCCAACTCCCTGGTCATTATCATATTTACTACATCATATCCTATTTTCTTTGCTCGGTTTTGTGATATAACACTAAATACATCGTAATTAGGAAACATAAAAGTCGGACCATCATCTGCATCTGATTGTGATCCTAATGTAGAGGATGATTCATTCAATAACCAATCTTCTATTACTTCTTTCTGTATTTCAATTCTTTCGTTTAATTTTGATGTAAGTAAATCAAATATTGATTTATTGAACCTTGGATATGCACGTTTTTCAAAGAATTCCTTTTTATCTTCATATGTGCCAATGGACAATCCGTTCCTTACTTCCGTGCCACTTACCGAGTTGGGCTGACTAGGTGATATATAAACGTACCCCCTATCTTTATATGGTTGATTTACATTACCGTTATATTTTGTAAAGTACTTACCCCCCAATCTATTGGAATCCTTTTCACCAACAACCGTTATAAATCCTGTCGTGTTCTCATCGAATTTTTTTAGTATTTCCGTCGGTGCGTATGGGTTTTTTACCTGCACTATATTGGATGGTTGTATACCGAACATGGTAACCATTACCTTTTTCTTTTCATTAAAGCTGAAAGGTGATTTGGTGGAGTCTACTTTATTGGACGTGCCAATATATACATTATCCTTCCCGAATTTTTTGATCAGTCCTTCGTATGTATTATAATGGCCTTTGTGGAATGGTTGGAATCTACCTGAATATACGACTACTGTGTTTTTTATAACACCATTATCCTCTAGCATAATTTGTTCCACTAAATATTTACTTAATTCACTCATTTTTATTATATACCGTTATATCTTATAAATATAGGATATATTAATTAAGGATAATTTATGAATTATCTTGCAGTTGAAATAATTAATAAATAGTATAAAGGATAACTAAAAATATTTACTACTGCTGTACTATTATACTTGCTACATTTAAGTTGTCCTGTATATTATTTTTCTTAATTTTATAATTAATAATTTATTAAAACTTTAAATTGCTTATCCTCCTATAAATATATATCCAAACATTAAGTAAACGTACAAACTTTAACATTTTTAACACTAAATTTTTACCATACTGTTAAAATTTAACATAAACTTTTTAAATTTATAAAATTATATATCCATGGTATCAGTATCCATTGAAGTACTCAAAATAGATATTATGAACTAATCATGTGAGTGTAAAAGTGGATCGTATTACAGTTTTTAAGGAGTTCTAACGATAGATTGATGTACTCGAAGTAAAAGTGTATAGGAATTCCTCTATGTACCATAGAAATCATTATATTGAGTTCGTACTATATACTGTAGCACCATAATATTATTACTGTAATCACAATTGCACTGGGTATGCACGTCCAGTTGTTAATGTACGGAAAATATCTTACTAATCCTTAGTTAAAAACTACTCTGCTGTGAAACTGAGCAAGTCCGATTTTGGCCCCCCCATGCTACAATGACAAATCCTGATCTTGGGAAGTTAAATGGGTTATCTGTATATTGGACTGTAATTGTAGCATCTCCTGTACCTGAATTGACTGATGTCACTAACCAAGATACGGATGTACTCACTGTCCAATTGGAATCACCGATAACAGTTATATTAAAAAAACCAGTTGATGAGGGAACACTTTCAACTGTTGGAATTATGGTAAGTGTACTATAGAATTCATCCATGGAATCTGGAGTTGTTAATCCTTTTGCAGCTGCAGCGGTTCTAATACTTAATGTAGTTCCTATAGAATTTCCCAAATCATCGTTCAAATCATCAAACGATATAGGTCCGGATGCGGGTAGTGGCATTATTTATCCTTTTTTAATTGATTAATTTCGTTTCGTAATTCATCTACTGTATTTGATAATTCCTTGACTGCCTCTATTAGTAAAGGAGTCAATTTTTCGTATTGTATCGTTAAGTAGTTTTCACCTGATAAAGATTTACCTTTATCCACATCAAACGGGGCAGGGAAAACTATATCTGGAAATAATTTTTGTACTTGTTGTGCAGATGTACCGATGTGAATATCATCATCGGTATTTAATTCCGTATTCTTAGCTACATCGTTCCATTTGTAAAGGAATCCGTCTAATGATTTTAGTTTATCCAATGGATTTGGTATATTTCCTAATCTATATTTCAGTCTATCATCGGAAGCATACGCTGTAATATTTCCCGTTGCACTGAAATTACCAGTATCCATCTCCATTGAAAATCTAAAGATTTCGTTTTGCCCGGAGAGTTGTCTGAAACCTATACCATCACGTGCGGCAAGTATCAAACGGTGTGTATTATCAAAACTACCGAATAATTCTGTTTCCGCTCCATATATATAACCAGTAGTCCTAGATGGTTCACCCAAACTGCCGTTTGATTGAAATCTAAGGGTTTGACCACCAAACCTACCGGACGGACTCCAAAATATACCTGTTGTCGATATATTAGTTGTATCCATCGTTATAAATGGTGATCTAAGTATACCTCCGTTTATTCTTGAATTGTTTCCCAAATTAATCACTGATCCGGCTACAAAATCTATACTTCCTGAATTCGCAAAGGTAACACTCCCAGTGGAGTCAATCTGAAACCGACCATTATTTATATTAATAGTACCACCGGTTATATTTCCATTTATAGTAAGTGATCCTTCTGATCCATCCCATATCATGGAGTTGAGTTCATTACCAATAGCAAAATCATAATTATTGTTCCCATCGTGACCTAAAAAGATCCCAGAAGTTGTATCGGCAGCAGAATCCTTATTTATTGTTTTGATGACACCTCCACCACTTAGAACAATTCCACCATTGTTAATAACTGTACCTGCATTTATACCTGTTTGTGCTTGATTTTGTGCATTTAAATTTTGAACATTACCTAATCCTACGTTTGTAGATGTGGTATTTGAATTCAATGTATTAGTTGAAGTTAATGGAGTTCCACCGATTGTTACCGTTCCGCTAAAAGTTCCACTTGCTCCAGTTAAATCTCCCCTGAAAAATGAATTCCCACTTGTATCTATACCAAAATTCTCCGAATATATAGCACCATTGTTCATATAAATAATGGTCCCAGTATTGGTATATGGTAGTGTTCCTGCCGAGTAATTTGTAGATTTTATCGTTCCAGTTGTAATTACATCACCTCTGATTTCGGTGTTACCGGATGATCCAAATGTTAACTCACCACCTTCACCGTTATTCACGGAATCTGCTCCCGTAAATGTTACCAGTCCAGCAAATCCAATCGCCTGTTGTGGTGATGAAAATGATAGGTTAGTTCCACTTGCAACATTACCGTTGGGTGTATTCTCCTCTGCGGTAAATTTTGAGAACCAATATTTTGATCCATTGCTACCAGAAAAAATAGGTGCAGATCCACCCCATAATCCACTTAATCCTGTAAACGTAGAGGTACTTAAAGTATAATTAGTTGCACTAGGGGTACTCGGTGCTGTTGCAGCGGATATTTGATAATAAACTGTATCCGTTGCAACTTTTGTTCCCGATACACCAGCAGATCCACTTGGTCCTATAGATCCAGTACCACCTTGTACCGAAACACCGACATAGAAATTATTTACTATACCCGTTGTCAATGTATTTTCAGAATTCCTATATTCAATTGTAGCGACACCGTTTGTACCGAATTCATTTGTAGGAGTGTTCGGTTGCACATTCGGACCGGATATACTACCACTTATTACCGAAGTTATAGAGTATTCGAACGGGTTAGATGCACCTGATCCATTATATGAGTATGCAGTACCAGCCTCACTTATATTCAGGGTAACAATATCAGGAGTACCCACTACACTAAACTCGGCATTGGATTCAACCCCCTGACTCTGTGGATTCACTACAAAATTAACAACCGGAGTCGCAGAACGTACCTTACTATATGTTACTTTTTTCCTAAAATCTACCGTTGTTGTATTGTCACCCGCTAGATATGTTAAATCTAAAATCACACTTCCAGTATCTTCTGTCATTGCGGATATACCATATGTGTTGGTAATCGGGCTGGATTCGTTGACGGTAACCCCGGAAGAACCAGTTACCCCCACAATATCGAATGAGTTTCTAACTACCAAGCCATCACTATGTTGGATAACGTTATTTCCCAACCTAACATCTACCTCCCCATCACCCTGATTGAATTCCGATGCAGATACTGCCCCAACGGAATTCGCCCTAAATGCTGAAGTTTCATTTGAAAGTACAATTGAAATACCATCAAAATTTATAACAGGGGATAATGTAACTTCATCTGAATAGTTGTTTCCGAACACATCTGATCCAGTAAACGAATACGTTGTTTGTGGAAATCCCGCTCCTGCGTTTGATGCAGAATATTGTAATGATGTAATCGAATATGTTGTAATTCCAGTCACGGTATCAGTGCCACCCTCTATCAATGGTGGTGGATTACCACTATCACTAGATGAATTGACCGTTAAAATGGTAGATGTGGATTCCAGATTGGTTCGTTTAGCACGTATGTTAATGGATTGTCCACTTGGCTTTGGTGATAACGTAGTTGGTTCATATATAAATTGATTTGCATTAGATGTTACGGTCAATGCGGGAAAGCTCTCACCATCCTCTAATCTGAATATAGTCTCATATTCCGTGAACCCATCAATGCTTGCAGTATATATTATAGAACCTACTGTAAATGTATCATCCGATCCACTAAAACTGGCAACGGTCACCAATCCACCAGTAGTAGTGGGATTTGATATTGCACCAGGATAATCTCCCGTATATGATAATGGATCAATAAATGTACCACCGATATCAAACGCGGATGATGCATATGTAATTGAACCAGATGTATTACCACCTATAATAAATTGTATTTGTTGGAATGGTGGATTTGCAACTGATCCGGATGAAAATCTAAAAGCGTTTCTATCGGACTCAAATGTTATGAACGATCCACCTGTCCCACCTCCTGTCGAGAAATCATTGCCACCATCGAATTCTTTTGTAGTTATTACATCTACTGGTATATAATTATTATTTATATCATAGAATTCAAACCGAAAATCGAATGTTTCCGTTTCTAACTTTCTAGGTATATCCTGTAATATGGTAAATTCATCTGGTGAAAATGAAGTATCCTGTGAATTTCTCAACGATACATTGGATATATACCAATCATCACCCGTTACTTCGAATACTAATTTAGCAGAACCACTAAATGTTGTTATTATGTTTTGACTTATTTCCTCCCGTGTTAAAAGTGCGTTTGAACTATTAAGTGATATGAAATCCTGTGTACCATTTGTTCCACTTATATACGCCCGTAATGTTTTAGTCGAGTCGACCGATCCACTGATCAATGTTCTGAATGAGAGTGTATATTCCGAATTTTCCGATATTGATACATCATCTAATAATGATAATGTTTGAATACTACCCGATAGTGTATTGTAATCGAACTTAACCGAAGAAGCCAATACACTATTATTAATCGTTGTTGGATGTGAATCGGAGGAGGTTACCCAATATGTAGATAAATTTGAATCACTAAAGAATCCATAATTTACCTCTGTTTCTGTTAAAATTGTTAAATCACGTAATAGTTCATTTGATTCCAATTTGGATTCCTGTACGAGTTGGAAATCCCCTGCAGTATTTCTTGATTTTCTAAATATTTTTACACGAGCAACATCACCTGCAAACGTTTTTAATCGAGTGATATCTATTATACCAAATGAACTTATAACCCCTGTATCGGTGGTACTTCCGTTTTCTATATCTTGATATGTAACTTCATACGATGCGGTATTAAACGATTGTACATCATTATTTATGGTATATGGAACATCAACTAAAACTTCCTTATTATTAAGTACCTCTATTATTCTACCACCATATCCCAACGATGGGATGTTAATATTATTTTCATCTACCGCGGTAGTCCAGATTCCACTATCCGTTATTCTTAATTTATAAAAAGTACCCGCGTTCCAATTTCTTAAATCTTGGCCCTGTGATGGTAATTGTGGTATTCCGACAACACTACCACTCTGTGTTAATGTCGGTGATGTTTTATTAAATAATGGTTTTACTATTTCAGTAATAGATACCAGTGGCCGTTGGTAAAACCTTACAATTGTTTTATTATTAAGATTTTTGTTAATAATAATATTTTGTTCCCACTTTACATTATATATTCCCTGCCATTCTTCCGGAATATCAAGTATCTCACCAACGTTACCTATGTAATTTTTAAGTTCTCCTAAAATAGTTATTTTTCCAGGCCCTATTGGTGTATCATCATAAACGTGCATCGAAATTACCTTTGATGTACCTTCATAATATTCAGGAATACCATCACCTGGTTCAAAGTAAACGGGATTTCCCTCGACATCAAGAATTTCTATTTTTACCTCGGTTGTCTCCTTTAAGAACGGAGAACCCTCAATTAAGAATGCGTTTTTACCACCTGTTAATGTAGTTGTTAGTTCCGATATTTTGAAATATTCGGAATTCAACCCACTATCTATTGTAAAAACTTGTAAGTTTGTTAAATTTTGAAAAGGAGAGTAACTCTTGATTCTGGCCATATATAGGTTGTTATACTCATAAATATAAATTTTAATATTTATTGACACATCATCTATAGAAATCCATAGAAAAATGAAATATACAACATTACAGATTAGAATAGATACGCGTAATAAATTACAAAAGTATTGTAAAGAAAACGGTCATTCAATGAGTGGTCTTGTTGAATCACTAATAAAGAATAAGATAAATCCAATTAAAGAATTACCTAAAGTTGATCCGAATAGAATAATGAAAGTAAGAGTTTAAAACAGGATAATCAGTGATTAATTCTTTTTAATCTAAATGCATCTATTATTAAACTATCAATTCCCTTTGTTTTTATTAAATGGGATAGGTGTAAATCAACTTTATCACACATTAATGAAGTGGTATCCTTGTTATGTGAAATTCTTTGACTATGGGCCATTTCGTGTGCAAGTACAGCTATACGCACATCACCTTGAATCATATACCAATCAGACTTCCATAATCCAGTTTCTATGTATATTCCTTTAAATTTACGATTATACATACCATGCGCACCTGGTAGAAATACCGATTTTATGTATTTTAGTTTATTGAATTTAAATTTTATTTCATTTTCTTCTAATAAATTTACCACATAGATATATTCTGATATATAATCAAAATCAACCACGACACTTTTTGATGTCTTACACGAAGATAACAAAAGTGAGGTGGATAATATTAGTATGGTTCTACTATTTAACATAATGGGAATTATTTCATTTCATAATTTTAATATTTAACATGGGAAAACCCATCTTCTTTTTTAATTTCTATTAAATCATCAACTACATCCCTCATTGAATCTATGTGAGATATTACCATCACAAAATCAAATTGAGTTTTGAGGTAGGTAAACAACATGAATAATGATTGTAGATTTTCACTATCCAACGTACCGAACCCCTCATCTATTACTAGGAAGTTGGGTCTTGGAAGATTACATACATTAATGAGTGCAACTCTAATTGCAAGTCCTGATATGAATTTTTCCATTCCACTACACATTTCCAAACTCCATCTATGATCATTATATACGATATATGCGTTAATATTTCTACCATCGATTTCAATCTGCATACCGAACTCTACAATCTGGCCTAGGATGTTATTAACCTCGCCCTCAATCATAGGTAGAGCTTTTTCTACAAGTTCATATGATACTCCATCCTTACCCAATGCATTCAAGTAGTAATCGAATAATTTAGTCTGTGATTCCAGATTTTTTACTTCTTCTATTTGTTTTTCGATATGTTCCTTTTGAGTTTTTATCGAAGATACTATTCCATTTAAAGATAACATTCTCTTTGTTACCTTAGATTTTTCTAATTCTGTTTTTCTTAATTCCGTGTTTATTATTTGTATATCACTACGTAACTTTTGATTTTGTTTTATTTGTTTTTCGTTCTTGTAATATTCTTTAATTAGATTTTCTTGGTTTGTTATTTGGTGTCTGATATCTAACTCACGGGTTTCAGATGCAGATAACTTACTATGTAAATTGTTTATTTCACTATTTACCTTATTTTCCTTATCTTGTGAATCCTTGTATGATTCCCATTTATTTTCAACTGGTTCAAGTATAGAAATCTCTTTCTTTAAAGTTTCTTCTATGATACTCAATTTTGATAAATTCAAATCCAAATCATTTAGTTCATCGATAATCTCTTTCTTGGTATCTATGATTGATTTATTATTATCCAAACAAATATCACAATTAGGATTATACTTATGTGATTCCAAATGTTCCAACCTTGATTGTAGGTTATCTTTTTTTACATCATACTTGTATATTTCAGATTGTAATTTTGACCAACTACCTCTTTTCCTGGTAATTGAACTCAAATCATCGCGTAATTTATCTTCATCGAACCCATCAAGAAATTCATCTAACTTAATTTGAAGTTCTTCTAATAGTGTTAATCGTTTTTCTATTTTTTTACGTGATTCAACTGAATTATCCCGGTTTTGTTCAAGTAACCTTTTTCGTTTTAGTAGCTCATCTATACTAACTGAATCACAATTCAATTTGACTAAATTACTATTTAATTTAATAAGTTCTTTATTGTAATCTGAAATAATACCATCCATATCCACTATTGATTTCTTGGATATGTTATACTCACGGGTATTCCGTGAATACTGTACTTCTAAATCCGCCATCTTAGTTGTAAAATCATCACGTTTAAATTTACGTATTAGAGTTGCGTTTTCTCTATTTTCATCTTGGGCGCTTTGGAATAATTTATCGAATATATCGACTCCTATGAACTGTGAAAGCACTTCCTTACGATCTGATTGTGATTTATCTATGAACAAAGCATTGTTTCCCTGTAAAGATAACGTGGTTAATACGAAATCCTCGAACTTACCTAAGTATTTTTCAATATTAGAGTTTGTGTCCCTACGTTGTTCACCATTTAGTGATTCCACTACACCATTATTTACTCGCCAGAACTCCACATCAACTTTGACCGCGGTTTTCTTGCGTACATATTTAGCTTTACGTTCTATGAAGTAATCTACCCCATCGATTTCAAAGTTAAATTTACAATAAAACTCATCTTTCTGATTATTAAGAATATTCTTAGAAACATTGGTTCTGGAAGTCTTATCATATATACAAAATGATAATGTATCGAAAAGTGAACTGTTGTGTGAAACAATACCGTTTGAATAATATTGTTGTACATCTGCTACCTGTATATCCATTAAGTCCTTTTTGTATGGGAGAATTTCAATTGTATTTATATTGGAACTACCATCGATGGTTTGGATTGATTGACCTGGATTTAGTAATATCGTTTTTACAAATTTTCCATTTTTAGTTTTTAATAAATGGTTAGGTGAAACATCTACAAATTTTTCATCATCCGTTGTGATACGTATCACATCAGAATTTTGTGCTGTAATTTCACATCCCTCAATATGCTTATATCCATATGGTGTATTAACATTTATATTTAAATCACCATATTTATGAAATAAGGTATGTATCTTTTCAATACTTAATTTCTTTTTTATCATTTTATATTAATATTTATCATTTCTATAATAGTGTTGACATTACTTGATATTATCACATTTAAACCACTATTTAAACAAAGTTGACGTTTTTCTTCCAGTCGATA